TCGCATATTATTGTAGATGAGATGCTCAACGGACGTGTTGTTTTCAAGGCCACTGTTCATTTTAATCTTCTCAGACATTTTTTGAACATAGGCACCGGAAACAACACGTGCGGCTTTGGATTTCAAAACTTTTGAATCGTATCCATTTGCTGCCATGTTAGCCGAAATCTTTTCGCGTTCAAGTTGATTCGCAATATCATACAACATGAGGCGCATATCATCTCTGATAAGCAAATCAGTTGTGTCGCAAAACTTGTCCACGTCTTCCTTCGTATACATGACAGACATGTCGGAATCTTCCTGATTCCACAATAAATACAACGCTCCAAACATTGAAAAAATCCATAGAGCTACAGCCATTGCAAAGACAACAGGTGACCATCGATAAAGACGGGCTGTAAATTCCCTAGAAAAATTTAAAAATTCTGCAACTGAATTTATCATTGAAGATAAACCAGTGAAACTCATAAGCTTTCCAAAGAAAGATTCAGGATTTGCCGTGTCCTCGAACGAAGTGTTTCCGTCCATATATTCATATGGATTAGGATCCTCTTCGTCCGAAGACCAAGCGGCATCATCTTCAGCGACACGCACCTGGTATCCTTGCTGTGACTTTTCTTCCTTTCCAAACCATGTACTAAAGAGACCATTCATGTTCACTTTTTCTGGTTGGAACCGATTTGGTTTAGTTCCACGATCAACGGGAGGCACCCCGGTATTGAAAATGCGTGACGCCGGTGTTGGCGCTTTCATTCTCTCTACCGAGGAGGTTTCCTGCCACTGATTGAACTTATCCACACAATACTTAAGAAATTGAGTGTAACTCATTCCTTTTGGGTCGCCATGTTTAGGCAGCGACTCCATATTTTGTGTGGAAACCACAGTCGGCCCCTTTTTCAGTACAGATGGTAACACATGATACTGCATAAATTGATTTCTTTGTTCAACGTATCCATTATCATATGTTATAGCCTCTTCAGGATAAATGGGCTCGAAAGGATTAGACTTGTCTTCAGTAACGTAGCAACGAACATTGACACGCAATTGGGCAGCTTCGGGACACACTATACTAGTTGGCACTGGGTATATCTCATTCTGAGTTAGAATAGTTAACGGAGAATTAAAATACATTCCCTTTTGGTCCAAATGGGCCATCGGTAATGGTACTTGTACACCAGATATCAACTTAATGAACCACAGATAATTTGACTCCTCTGCGGTAGTATTAGCATCTTCCTTTTTCTGTCCAAAATCGTCCCAAAAACAAACAGGCTGACCTCTATAGCCATCCCAGTGTTTAATA